GTCCATGGTGACTACCGGGTGCGCCTCGTGAGCCAGCTCCTTGAGCGCCTTCCACATGAGCCCTGGTCTATGTATCGGGCTAAGGGTCTTGGTGGGGAGAAGTGGTTCGGGTACTCGCGGGACTCGGAGAGACTGTCGGAGGCCCTGGATCGCCTGGCCCTGCTGATTAAGGGGACGGCCGTCAATAAGGCTGTCTTGAAGGACTCGGAGATGATTGAGCGACCCAACTCTAGTGGGTCTGCTGCGGTAGTATCGTCTCAGGATACTGCTGGGGTTGCCGCCTTGTTTGCGGCTATAGGTTGAGAGGTTCGGGATGGCCGGTAAGGGAACGGTTGGTAAGCTTTCCGTTAAGGTCGTCCCGGACCTTTCTCAGTTTGCGAGTAAGCTCCGTAAGGACCTGAAGCGCATCCAGAAGCAGGTCAAGGACCTTGATCTCACGTTCGACGCTAACGTACAACTGGACAAGGAGTCCCTGAAGAGGGCTCAGGAGCAGGTCGCTAAGACTGACGCCAACATTCATGCTGGCGTCGACCTTAAGAACGGCCAGCTGGAGGCTCTGCGGAAGAAGATTCAGCAGATCAAGTCCGAGGTTAAGGTCAACGCGAATCTCTCGGAGGAGCAGAAGAAGAAGCTCGAGGAGCGCCTCGACCATATACGCACCAACATTAGCCTCTCAACGCGCCCAGGCGATCTAGCTAAGCTCAAGAAGGAAGTGGAGTCGGCTGCGGGGGACGTCAAGGCTGGCCTGACGGCGAACGAGCGGTCGTTCCGTCAGTTCCAGGCCCGCCTGAACAAGCTCAAGGCCGATATCCCCGCCAAAGCCAAGCTTGATCCTGCCGCCGAGAAGGAACTCAAGGCGCGTATCGCGGCCATCAAGGCCGATGTTGATGTGCACGCGAAGCTCTCCGAGGAGCAGAAGAAGAAGATCAAGCACGAGCTGAACAAGCTCGACGGTAAGGCCACCATCAACGCCGACCTGGATGATGGGAAGGCTCGCTTCGACCTGCGGCGCCTCACCCATCCTCGTTGGGTAGACATCAACGTGCGCCTCGGCAAGGCGTCCGCGGCGCGCGTAGCTGCCCAGCTGAAGGCTCTCGCTGGCGGTAACGTGTTCGAGTCGATCGGCAGGAACCTGAATGACTTCCTGAAGAACCTGGATACGGCTGCGGTGAAGATGGGCGCTGTGTCGACCTTGATTGGTAGTGCGATCTCGGTGGTCGGTTCCGGCCTGGGTGTGTTCTCGTCCTTGGCTGTGGGGCTCGCTAAGTCCACTCCGGCGCTCCTGGCCCTCCCTGGTATATTCGGTGCCGCCGCAGCTGGGGCTGGTGTCCTGATTGCCGCTTTGAAGGATGCGAAGACTGTCCTCGAGGACCTTGGTCCCGCGTTCACGAACCTTCAGACGCAAATCTCGGGCGCCTACTGGGAGCAGGCTGCGCAGCCGATCCGTGACTTCGCTAACATCGCCTTGCAGGAGCTGTCTCCGGCACTCCAGTCGATCGCCTCCAACCTGGGGGCCATGACAGCTGCCATCGCTGGCGCCGCCACTGGGCATATTGCTGGCTTCCAGCAGTCGCTGACCTACCTGTCTCAGGCCCTGTCGTTGGGGTCTACGGGGGCGGCCTCGTTCACGAACGGTCTGCTGACGATGGGTGAGGTGGGGGCGAAGTTCCTCCCCAGCATTGCCTTGTGGGCCAACAACCTGGCGGCCTCGTTCGAGCAGTGGGCGTCTAAGGCTGCAGCGTCCGGGAAGATGGAGGAGTCCATTCGTGCGGCCGCGAAGGCGTTCGGAACCCTCAAAGACATCACGATCGACCTGGGCGGGATCGTCGGGGGCCTGTTCACCGCCATGGCGAAGGGGTCTGCCCCCATTGACTCCATTGCTGACGCACTGGATAAGGCGAACAAGGCCGTGAATGGCCCCCTGTTCCAGGCGACTCTCACGAACCTGTTCTCCTCCATGGGGCGGGCCGCCAGTTCGGCGTTCCAGGGGGTCGGTAAGCTTGGTGAGGCGTTCGTGTCTCTCGAGCCGACCCTAGGCGTGGTGCTTCCCCTGATTGGTGAGACGCTCCGCACGGCGCTCACTGGGCTCGCTACAGCTCTCGAGAATCCGGCGTTCCAGGATGGGTTGGCGAACTTCTTCAACAGCCTCCTGGTGGCTGTGCAGGCGCTCGCCCCCGCTATGCCTGCCCTGGGTGAGGCGTTCGGCGCGATCGCCACCGTCGCGGGCACTCTGCTGGAGGCGATCGCCCCTCTGGTGGCGCAGCTGGTTGAGGGCCTGGCTCCGATCTTCCAGCAGCTGGTGCCGATCCTCGTCCCGGTGATCGAGCAGTTGGGTGCCGCCCTACTTCCGGTGATCCAGGCGCTGGTTCCGGTGATCTCTGAGATTATTGCCCAGCTGGCTCCGATCATCTCTGAGTACCTTCCGCAGATTCTGCCGCCGATCGTTGCTTTGGTTCAGCAGCTGGCGTCCGCCCTGATCCCGGCGATCCAGTTGGTGGGGAAGGTTATGCAGTGGCTCATGCCCCTGGTGATGGCGGCATGGAATGGGATCATGTCTACGGTGACGGGCGCCATCCAGATCATCAAGGGTGTCCTCCAGACGGTCCTCGCCGTCATTCAGGGTGACTGGTCTGGGGCCTGGAACGGCATCAAGACGATCGGGGAGGGTATCTGGAACCTCATCAAGGGCCAGTTCGGCATCTTCGGCAACCAGATAATGTCGATGTCCTCCACGGCCTGGAACTCCGTGTTGAACACCATCAAGGGCGTGTGGAACTCGATCACCTCCACCGTCTCTAGCGCCCTCAGCTGGGTCCGCAGCCTCATCAGCAACGGCTGGTCGGCTGTCAATAGCATCACGTCCTCCATGTGGAGCGGGATCGTGAGCACGGTGGCGTCGTGGACGAATAACATGCTGAACACTGTGCGCAACATTCCCAACAGCATTCGGAACGTCTTCGCCGGCGCCGGGTCCTGGCTATGGAATGCCGGTAGGAACGTGATTCAGGGCTTCATTAACGGCCTCAGCTCCATGTTCTCGGCAGTCCAGAACAAGCTCTCGTCACTGACTTCGTATCTCCCGTCATGGAAGGGGCCAGCTCCCGTTGACCGCGTGATCCTGAAGGATGCTGGTCAGCTGGTTATGCAGGGCTTCATCAACGGGCTTGAGTCTCAGTATGGGGCTGTGCGTAAGTCCCTCCAGGGGTTCACGGAGGACCTTCAGAAGGACGTGGCCCCGCATATTGCAGCGTCCGTGTCTACCTCGTTCGAGAAGACGAAGCCCTCCAAGGATCGTCTTAACGCGATCGCATCCTCCACTCTCCAGGGCGATCAGGGGCGGCGTCCGGGCGGCTCGGTGACGATCGTGAACAACTACCCACAGGCGCAGCGGGATTCGAAGACCCGCGATGACGTGGCCGACGGCATCCGTCTCGCATCGAGCATCTAGGATGGTGGCATGAGTAGCGAGTACAGCCTGAACGGCGTCGACCTGGACCAGCCGGGGAAGTGGCGCGTTATGGAGGGGACCCTCCTCCCTGCGGTCCCCTCCCCGCGCCTTGAGTCCACGGAGGTGCCGTTCCGCAGTGGCATCATTGACGGGGCGGGCCAGAAGGTTGGTACCTTCAAGGTGACGGTGGCGTTCATGGTTGAGGGTGTGGACCGGGCGGACCTGGATCGCAACTTCCAGGCGCTCATGGCTCGCCTGCGGGCCTCGAACAAGCTGGCCACCCTGCAGCACCACCCGGCTGGCGTTAGCCCCAGGGAGGCGCTCGTGCGGCTCGTGAGCGTGTCCCAGCCATCGTGGCGGTATGGGGAGTGGGTCATCGACACGACGGTCGTCTTCGAGGCCGTTGAGGGTGTCTGGCGTGACACCACGACAATCGAGACCCAACTGGATGACCTGTCTCGACTCGCCGGTGGTGCGGCCCCGATCTCCGATGTCGTCCTGAAGCTCAAGCCGACCGCCAACACGGTCACCATCAAGGACGTGACCTCCGGCACCAGCCTCACCTGGCGGGGCACCATGGAGTCCGACCAGAGACTCCTCATCGATGTCGGCAAGTACTCCGCCTGGCGGCAGGTGTCCGAGCGCTGGTACCCGATCAATGGGGCATTCAATGCGTCCGCCGAGATCAGCATGTCCCCCGAGGGGCTCCAGCTCACCCCCAACCATGAGGGCAAGATCGTCCTCCAGGTCACCGGGACCACGGGGGCTATCCAGGCGAGGAGGGCCTACTGATGCGCCGCGACTACTTCCCCGGCATGCAGCTGCGCGCCGTCGCCTACGAGGTGCAGGGTGCCCGCATTGGTGTCGTCCCTGACATCTTGGAGATGACGGTCACTACGCCGCACGGTAAGACCCCCACTCTGTCCATGTCCTACGCTCCAGGCCCTAACGCCATCCGGGGTAGCGTCCTCGAACGTGAGGTTGAGGTGGCTGTGGAGGCCACCTTCAACGGCGCGGACTGGGAAGAGCTGCCCGACGCCCGGTTCATCACCCAGAAGACTGAGCACAACCTTGTCTCCGACGGCACCGACTCCCGCAAGGTGCAGGCCATCCACATCAGCGACTACCTGAAGGAAGCTCTTGTCTGGTCCGTCCCTATCGAGTCGAAGGACAAGGACGGAAAGTTCAAGTTCCTGTCCCGCAACGCGGGGGTAATCATCAGCACAGTCTGGCAGAATGCCGTCAAGCGCGGCTGGGGCGCGGGCCTCACCCTGGACGCCAACACCGTGAAGGACTCCGCCAATCAGGACTGGGCGAAGATCGTCACCCTCTACTTCGACCCCACGATCAGCCTCCTCCAGATCGTAGACTCCCTCCGTGACCTCGGCATGATCGATACGGTGTGGCAGGGCCGCACCCTGAAGCTCTACAACGCCGACACCACGCAGGCAAGGGACCTCACTTCATCGAAGCGGTGGCCCCTCGCAACCACCCTCACTGGCGCACCCGAGGTAGCCACCTGGGCGGACATGTGCACCGACGTCCTTGTGAAGGGCGAGGCCGGGAGGACCTGGCTCATCCACAACGACCTGGCCCCCCGCAGCATGCGCCGCGTCGAGAAGGTCGTGGAGGCAGGTGGCGTGGAGCTCGAATCCACGGCCCGCATGGTCGCCGAGGCTACCCTCAAGTCCGGGGCGCACGTGAGCGAGGAGATCAAACGCGAGTGGGCCGCCACCGATGTACACCTCCTCCCGTGGGTTGACTACCGGCTCGGCGACTGGATCATGGTGGAGCGCGCCGAGGGCATGGAGCGCCTGCAGGTCGCCCAGATCAGCGTCACCCAGAAGGACGGCATGGTCGTCGGCCACACCACCTTCGGGACCGTCTTGGATAGCCTCCTGGGGCGCCTTACGAAGCGCACGAAGGGCATCGTGGGTCTCGCCTCCACGTCGGGTAGCGGTGTGCGCCCCTCGACTCCGGCATCCAAGTATTGGCCGCTCCCTCCGCAGGGGCTGGTCGGCTCTAGTCGCGCCGTCACCAACTCAGAGGGGTGGGTGCGCGCCCTCGTGGACCTCCAGTGGGGGCGCGTCGAGACCGACACCCTCGGCAATGCTGTCGATGTGGTCTCCTATGAGGTCGCATGGCAGCTGTCCATGTTCGGGACAAGCGTCGCGGGCTCCATGGTTATACGCGGCGCCGACACGACGAAGGCCACCGTGGGCCCCCTGCTCCCGGGGACGGAGTACCGATTCTCGGTGCGAGCTCAGAGCGCTAACGCCACTGGTGCTTGGTCGCAGCCGTTGATCTTGACTACCGAGTCCGACAGGGAGCCGCCGCCAGTCCCTTCTCGCCCGGTCCTGTCACAGTCTCTCGGCGTGCTCCAGGTATGGTGGGACTACGCGGGCCAGAACGGACAGAACATGCCTGCCGACTTCGCTGGCGTTGAGGTGTCTGTGCAGCACCCTGGGCGCCCTCCGGCGAAGTTCGCGGACATGATTACCCCCATGCAGCGCACCTCCATTGCGGGCCTGGAGATCAGGGACTACGAGGTGTGCCTGCGCGCCTACGACCGGGCCGGTAACAAGTCCGAGTGGGGCCCTAAGGCGACCATCACTCTCGAGCAGTCCATTGACACGAACGCGATCGTCCGATCAGTCGAAGAGAAGATCGCAGCCAGCGACGTGCTTCAGCGCGCCGCCCGGGCCGAGGCCCTGAAGGAGACGCAGAAGCTCTCCGAGGCCATGACGCAGGTTGCGGTATCCTTGGTGGAGACAGGCCCATACCCGCCAGACAAGGGCGTGGTCGACAAGTCGCAGTGGGTGTCCCCGGATGCTCGCGTGTTCACGTTGAGGAAGAAGGGAGACTGATATGCCATATTGGGGGAATGTTTGGAAGGATGGCCCGGATGGGCGCACGCCCATTACGGCGGAGAAGCTCACGAAGATGGAGGATGGTATCACCTCTGCGCAGTTGGAGGCGGAGAGGGCGTCTGAGTCCGCGGGCGTGGCTCGCGGGGCACTTCAGAGCGTCAACAACTCCTACCTGTCTATCGTGGATGCGATTGTCCCCATTGGAGCGGTACTCCCCTTCTATGGGTCTCGGCCGCCGAAGAACTGGCTCTTGTGCTACGGGCAGGAAGTGAGCCGCACCGAGTACAAGGCATTGTTCGACACGATTGGGACCGTCGCCGGTAGCGGTAATGGGTCAACCACGTTCAATGTCCCGGACCTCAAGGGCAAGGTCATCTATGGTCAGGGGAGCACGGATGCGCTTGTCACTGGCTCGACCGTCGGCGAGACCCACCACACGCTCACCGTGAACGAGATGCCTTCCCACGGCCACGAACTCGTTGACTCCAACAACCATAACTCAAACTGGCGGGCCGGTAAAGCGAACACCGACATTGGTTGGAATGACGCCTCCGGTAATGGCTACACCTACGCCATGTCCACAGGCACAACAGTGGCCGATCGTCGCCCCTACGCGAAGAATGTCGGCGGCGGCCAGCCATTCCCCATCCGCCCCCGCGGTTCGGTCGCCTCCATGATTATCCGCGCGAAGTGAGGTGAACTGTGGCCGAGATTAAGGACGAGTACATCCAGTGGCCTGGACCGGCCACGTTTCCTGCCGAGACCACGTTCCCGGCTTATGACCGCTCCGCCGACGGGAACACGACCGTCCACTCCCACAAGGGCTGGGAGTGGGTTGAGTCCGACAACCCGTTCCAGAAGGCTGCCGCCTCGCTCGCACAGTCCACGATCGAAGCATCCATTCGCCGCATGCGCACCGTCTTCGGCAAGGTCTTCTATCAGAAGGGGAACTCCACCGATAAGCCCGGCTTCCCGGGGGAGACCTATGGCGACACGGCTCGCATTCAGGACCCCTCCACACTCGATATCGTGGCGGAGTGGAAGTGGAACGGCTCCGACTGGGAGCGCGCCCGCGTCTCCGGTGAGCAGATCAGCAACCTCGACGTGGGGCGCCTGACCGCCGGCTCAGCGGCCATCAACGACCTCGCAGCTAGGCGCATTGCTGGAGACATCGGCAAGTTCCTCCAGCTCACCACAGACCAGCTTACTGTCACCGGTAATGCGTCATTCGTTGACCTCACGGCGAAGCACGTCTGGACGCGTATCATCAACGCCCGCAGTGGCGAGTTCGAGAAGATCAAGGCGGGGATGCTGGCCGCCAACTCGGTGACGGCAGACAATCTGCGCGCCGGGGCCATTGACGGCCAAGTCATCACGGGCGCATCCATCCAAACGGACCGCCAGAACAATCGTGGGTTGAAGATTGACAACAATGGGATGCGCGCCTACTCCTCCAGTGGGTGGAAGTCGCTTGATATTAACGCCCACACTGGTGAAATCTCCATCAGCGGCAGGATTGGGCGTCGAGACTCGTGGTCTGAGTGCTACTTCAACGACCTAGTATGGGCGCAGACTGGTACCGATGTCGCTCGGTCTGGGGCGAAGATTGGGTGCGGTCTGGCGTTCAACTCCCTGGAGGATGACTGGGATGATGGCGCACTCTTCATTCAGAAGGACGCCAATACTAACGAGCCCTCGATCACTCTTCAGTCGGCCGCCAGGAAGGGCGCCGAATCCAGGCCGTCCCTCATTCTGGGCACTCAGCAGGCGTCGATCACTGTTGGACCTAATGGCGACTGGGGGTCGCTGGCTATCAGTAAGTACGGCTTCACATCTAAAGTCAACTCTTCGTCACTTGACTTCAACGATTCTGGGATCGCATACCGGAAGACCAGTGACGGCAGCCATGCTTACTTCGGCTTGGGGAGGGACTGGGCAACCCTGACCACCCTGGGCAACAAGAACTCCGGTATGTGGGTGAACAATCACGCCACTATCTTGGCGTGGCGCAAGTATCCGCAGATTTGGTTAGACAACGACGGAATCCACATGAACCCCGAAAAGAAGTTCACGATGCGGGTTCCGAAGCTCACCAAGGAGCGCGGCGGCCTGTGGCTGTCCCACGCCTGTACCGAGTCTCCCTACGACGGTGTTGAGTACTGGGAGAATCTCACTCTCGACGGGCAGGGGAGGGCAAGGTGGGAGCTCCCCAACTACGTGCCGAGGATCGCCTCCCCGGTTGCGCCGTGGGTCGTATTCGCATCCGGTTCCGCCACTGCTGAGATCGACCGCAGTGACCCGGACCTGTGGGCTGTTACCGTAACGGGTGAGCCTGGGGCGCGCGTGGACGTCCTCGTCAAGGGTGCCCGCATGGTCAACACCGGTGAGGACGATGCTGACGGCGAGCCGATCATGAAGGACAACGCCCGTAAGACCAACTGGGAGCTAGGCCCGCCGGGAGGGGGCGAGAACACCGGAGGCGTCTCCGATGACATGACTCTGCCCGGCACGTATTATGGTCCTGCCACTAAACCAGAAGATTGGAGAGACACCGATGGGGCCGCAGAGTAGTCAGGTAGACGCACTCGCCGTGATTGACGCATTGACACTGGAGGTTGCTGCACTCACGAAGCGCGCGGTGATCGCCGAAGCGAGGGTGATTGACCTCGAGAACAAGATGAAGGAGAGTAAATGACGGTTCAGTCTGTGGCGGCGCGCATCGCCCGCCGAATCTGCGATCAGGAGAACGTCGGGTACAGCCAGCCCGACCGCCGCACCTGGTACGCCAACGCCGACTGGGAGGGGCACGTCTCCTCGCCCCAGAGCGCGGACTGCTCCAGCCTTGTGTGCGGCGCGATCTGCTACGGCATCCACGACACCTACGGAGCTGCCTGGGGGCACGCCGCCCTGCCGGAGATCAATGACCACTGGACGGGCAATATGCGCCCCGGCCTGGAGGCTAGGGGATTCAATGAGGTCCCGTGGAACGACTCGGACCTCACCCCTCAGGGCGGGTTCCGTGTCGGTGACGTGATCCTCTCTGCTGCGAACGAGGGCGGTCGGGGCCACGTGGTCATCGCCGTTGAGGATGGTGGCGACCCTCTCGTTTCTGAGGCTTGGATCGCTGAGGATGGGAGCATCGACGGCTACCTTGGAGATCAGACCGGGGGTGAGACGCGTACCGTCCGCTACTCCAGTCATCCGCACACCCAGTCTGGGGCGTGGACCAGCTGCCACCGCTTCGACGAGGGGAAGTTCCTCAGCCAGTGGCCTGAGTTCCGTAAGGGGCAGGCCACTCAGGCGAAGCCTGCACCAGCGTCTACGGCCGCCCCTGCTGGCCCGGCGCACGCGCACGGTATCGACATCTCCAGCCATCAGGCCGGACTCAACGTTGGCGCCCTGTGGGCTGACTTCGTGATCGTCAAGGCCACTGAGGATGATGACTACGTGAACCCCTACATGGGGTCGCAGGCTAACGCCACGCTCGGGGCCAGTAAGCGCCTGGGCTTCTACCACTTCGCCCGCCCCGGTGATGCGGCCGCCCAGGCCCGCTACTTCGTGGATGCTGTGCGCGGCTACCTCGGCAAGGCGACTCTCTGGCTTGACTGGGAGGCGAACGCGGTCGAGCAGGGGCCTGGATGGGCGAAGACCTTCCTCGATGCCGTGAAGGGTATGACTGGCTCCACGCCCGGCATCTACATGAACGGCAGCGCCCTGAATGGCTACGACTGGTCGGCTGTGGCCCGCGAGTACCCGCTCTGGTACGCGGGCGGCCAGGACTACAGCGACTACGGGGCCTCCTACTCGGATCCGGCAGTGCCTTCGGTCTCCTACTGGGGGTCCCCGCTGATCCACCAGTACACGGAGGACGGTAGGCTGCCTGGCTATAGCGGGACTCTTGACCTGAACCGCCTGCGCGACCGCGCTACGTGGGATCGAATGATCGGTGGCGGCCAGGTCATCTCCGGCGCCCCCGCCCCCGTGGCGACGTCGGGCGCGCTCGAGGTGGACGGCGAATACGGGCCCGCCACGGTGCAGCGCCTCATCGATGTCTTTGCCCCTGGCTACAACGAGCTCTATGCTGTCGCCAACCTGCGCCGCTACCTGAACAAGACGGTCCCTGAGCACTCCCAGAAGATGCTCACCGGATCGGGGAAGTTGGCCGAGGACCGTGGCTGGGACTCTCATGTGGTGCGGGTCTTCCAGTACTGGGCGTGGTGCTGGGTGAAGCCCGTCGCCCCGGACATGTGGAACCGGTTCGCCGGTGGATGGTCGTTCGGGGACTACGTGGATGGCGAGCCTGGTGAGGCGACCTGGGCGGCTCTCCAGGAGGCCCTGAACCGATCCAGGCCGGGAAGCTTCCGGCTTATGTGACGCCATAGGGTGGACGGTAAACTAGGGGGTGGGGCAGAAGTCCTGCCCCCTAGTTGTTCCCGAAAGAGGTGAGTGCATGAGCATTTACGCTCGCGCCTCATTCTGGTCTGGCGTCTTCGATCGCGCCGTGAAGACCTTCGCCCAGTCCCTTCTCGCCACGTTCGTCGTGGGTGTCGGTATCCTCGACATTGACTGGAAGGGCGCTCTCGGCATTGCTGCGACCGCCGTCCTGGCCAGTGTCCTGACCTCCCTCGCTGACGCGAAGGAGACGGATAAGGCGATCGCCACGGCCCCAGTCGAGTACACTCCTCGACACGCGGGCTGACCGACCATGCAGCCAGTAGGGAGTGTCTTGCCGATAGGGCAAATCCTCACATCTCCTGATCTCATTGCGGCTACAGTTGCCCTGCTGGCTGCGCTGGTCGCCAGGCTCGCCAGTAGACTGAAGAGGCAGCAGGCGGAGAACGACGAGCGACTCGAGCGCATGACCGTCCACGTCGCCCGGGCTGCGGACGCTGCCGAATCTGCATCCGAGGGGGTGCACAACAACCACGCCACCAACCTGCGAGACGACCTAGACATGCGATTCGACGACCTGACCGCCAAGCTGGATGCCCTCACTGACGTCGTGGGGGGCCTGCGAGACAGTGTCACCGACCAGTCGCACAGGCTCCAGGGCCT